CTTTGCTTTAAAAGCTTCAAAGCGGACGTGGTGAAATTGGTAGACACACTGGATTTAGGTTCCAGCGGCGCAAGCTGTAAGAGTTCGAGTCTCTTCGTCCGCACCATCTTCTAAATCAAGGGGTTACGAGCTTTAACAGCGCTCCCCCTTGACCCGCTGGACTTTCAGCGTGACCAAAACGTGAACAACCCTGTTCACGCAACCCGTCCAACACTTTCACCGCATCCCGCACTCGCGCCGGCGCCAAATGCGCATAGCGCTCGGTCATCATGATCGTCGAGTGCCCAAGTAAATCCCTGACTTCCGCCAGCGCAACGCCGGCACTGATCAGATGCGCCGCACAGGTGTGTCGCAGATCGTGAGGAACGAAGTCCTTTATCCCCGCCGTTTTGCAAGCCTTCTTGAAACCCGTCCTGATGCACAGCACCCGCTCGCCATCCCCTCGCATGAACACCCAGGGCGATGCGGGCGCCACTTCTGCCCGATAGGCCATCAGCGTCTTGATTGCCGCCATCGCCCCTTCGTTGAGCGGGATGCTTCGGCGCTTGTTCGTCTTGGTGTGCTGGCCCTCCAGGTACAGCAGGCCATTTACCAGGTCGACGCGGCGCCATTCCAGGCCCAGCATCTCTTCCTTGCGACATCCAGTGTTCACCGCAAGGCGGATGAAGCACTCGAGCACCATCCCAAACTTTTGCGCGCGCGCTGCGCGGCACAGCGATTCCACCTCGGCGCGGGTCAACCAGCGCACCCGCCCTTCAGGCTCTCGCATCGTCCGACCCTTCACAGGGTTGGGCAGGGCCCACTCGTATTCCACGTTGCACCAGTTGATCGCCGCGGACAATGCGGCAAGCTCCCGGTTAACCGTGGATGCCGAGACGCCTGCATCCAATCGATTGCTGGTGTATTCTCGTATCTGTTGACCGGACAGGTCATTCATCACCACGCCTGTAAAATAGGCGCGTAAAGCTTTTACCCTTTGAGTTGTGGTTTCGTAGCTGCGCTGGTGCTGGCTGGCGTGGCGCAGATACGGAAGCATCACCTCGTTGAACGATCGGGGCGGATTCACGCCCCATTCTTTTTCCTTCCAGGCGTTCGCCCGGGCCTGTTGCTCTACTGCTTTCGCCGCCGCGTAGTCGGCAGTGCCAGAAGAGCGTCGAGTTCTTTTTCCATCTGGCTGGGTGATGCAGATCCACCAAAATGGCGAATCCTCTCTTTTGTAGGGCATTCAGTTTCCTCCTGAACGCCGCCCGCACCAGGGATACTAGCAGCGGCTTCGGCGTCAATCATCTCTTGCAGCTTCTCGGCATGAATCCTGACCCCGCGCTTGAGCATGCGCACGGTGGGTATCAGGCGGTCTCGGGCCATGCGGTATGCGGTGGCGCGGCTGACGCCAAGCACCGTCGCCGCTTGCTCTACGGAAATCAGGGACATGTGGTGCTCCATGCCGCGCGGTGGCGGCAGCGGGTTATTTGGTGGCTGCGGGCTGGCGAGATTCTTGCCACTCAATCACGTCAGCGCCGAAGTCTTTGTTTGTGAACTCGATGCCGCGGAACGACCAGGAGTAGGTGAAATTGCCAGTTCGCTCGCAGCCGGCCAGTACGCTTCCGCAGGACAGGCGAATATCGATGCGCTCAAGCCCGGGGTCTTCGTCCGGATCAGGAGGGCACCAGTTGCCTACGAGCTGGCGCACCTGCTCGATGACTTTGTCGATCTCAAAACCTCCGCGAGTAGAGCCGACCACGGAAGCCACCAGGTGCATGCCGGTTTCCCAGCGATCTTTTCTGACGATCGTGCCGTCTGCTCGAAATTCGTAGTCCTCGACTTTGGCGTTCCGGAATTCCGGCTTACGGAAGTCCAGCTCGGTTACTTCTCGTGGCATGGCAATGCTCCGCCCGCCGGTCGCCGGCAGGCTCAAGTTGAAGTAGGGTGGTTAAGCCAGTTCTTTAGTGAAGGCGTCGACTATGCGCTGGGAGCAAAAGCTGATGGGCAGGGCGTCTTTGCTCTTGCCGTCCGATATGATGACCCAGCCGTCGTTGCGAAGCGTGCAGGTCTCGCCGCCAATGGTGAGGCGGGCTATCGGTAGGCCGGGGATTCGCAGGAGCCGATTAATCCGGTAGATGATCTTCATGCCGCCTCCTGCCCACGCTGCCACCAGTGCCAGGCGCTGGCCATCTTTGGCAGCCGGTAGCTGCCATTGCTCAGCCGTTGCGCCAGCACCTGAGCCGCGGTCATTTCGTTGTCTTCGGCGTAGGCCTGTTCGAAGCGTTCGCGGGCAGTCATGGCGTCACCCGCTTGAACTCGACCACCCACACCCAGGGGTTGGCGTCCCAGGTAGCCGGACCGTTGATCGACGACCACAGCAGTTCGAACGATTTGCGGGGATCAGCGCTGTAGGTCGCCTTGCCGTCGACGTGATACCAGTCACCGAGCGCCGCATGATCGGCGTAGAGCCGCACACCTTCGGCCATGGCCTGCACATCGCTGATGGACTGCAGTCGCTCCACCCGCACAGCGGTGATCTCCAGCAGTATCCGGCAGGCCCAGCGCGGCATGTGGATGCTCGGCCGGGACTGGCGCGGGTAATCCCAATGGGCCACAGTGCCGTCGTACTCTGGATCTTCGCTTCTTGAGTACAGCACCGGTTCTTTATCGACGGCGTATCGAGAGAGGACAGCCACGCCACACGTATCGTGGTCTGCTTCGGTTGTCTCGCGCACCCACAGCCGGTCGCCTGGTTGTCCGTAGGGGCAAAGGTCCGAGTTGCCGGGCAGTGCCAAAAACGCGGGCTCGAAACCAGCTGCCAGGCAATCCAGCGCTGCTTTTTTCTTCACCTCGCGCCGGGTGACCGTCTTCCGACCTTCCAGGATGGCCCGCACCATCGGCGCCGAGAACAGGATCGGCCGCTCCTTGATTTGATTGCTCATGGGCATAGCTCCGCCACACCGCTACAGCGGCTGACTGTCGGTTAAAGAAAAATGGGCGAACTGCCCGGGAATGAAGATTTTCGTGGCGCGGTTAAGATTTTCCCGCCACGTCGGCAGTCTTGATCATCCGGCCCAGGGGGCTGGCGACTGCACAACCGAGGATGGTCCAGCAGATGAGGAAGGTGGTCATGGTGCCTTCTCCCCATCCGCGCAGCCGGGGCTGTCTGTGCCGGCGGTATTGAGTGCGATTGAAATTGTTTCCGCCACTCCACTCCAAGATGGCGCAAGCCCACCGCGCGCAATGTCATCGCGTATATCTTTTAAGACATTGCGCAAAGTTGACCGGTAGTAGCCCGTTTCAGCTGCCAACCGCTCCCGCAACTCCGCCTCCCGCGCCAACCCTTCATCGCGCTGGGCCATCATTTTCCCAAACCCCAACTGCGTGAAGTTGTATACCTTGCCTAGCGCTTCGTGGGCGGCTACGGCTTCATCGCGCTGGGCGGCGAGGGCGTCGTAGTCTTTGGATGATACGAAGGCGCCAAGGGCGTGCTCGTTCACGGCTTCGGCGTAGTATCGCTTCACTTCACTCATTTCCCTTCCTCGCTTGTGCATACCTGGCCTGGCGCTTCTTGGAGCAGGCTCGGTGGTTTCCGTGGGATCGATAGCCGCCGCATTCATCGCAGCGGCCGTCGTGGCAGAGCGCGGGCATTTGCATGACCCTGGGCTTAGCCGTGCGGCGCAGCGCGGTCATGCGGCCACCGCCTCACGCGCGGCCACGCGCCACGGATCATTCGCTCGGGCCAGCGCTGCCATCGGCGGCGGGCTGACGCTGTTGCCGCACATGTGCACCTGCTCGGTCTTCGTGAACTTTCGCCCGTCAGCTCCCTTGTCGATGATGTAGTCGGCGGGGAAGCCTTGGGCCCGGTACAGCTCATGCGGCTGCAGCATCCGCAGGCAGATGTCGACGATCACGTACGGGGTGCCTTTGACGATCACGGTTACCAGGCCCAGGCGGTCCTTGGTGGTGATGGTCGGCGCCGGCTGCTCGCAACCGCTCATGTTCTCGGTGCCGTAGTAGCTGATCAGGAACGCAGCAACGCGCAGGGCGCCTTCTTCATGCTCGGGCGACAGCGTGTATTCGACCAGGGCATGGTGTTCGGCGCCGGCGGTCATCGTCGGCACCGGTTCATCCATTGCGCGCCCGATGCAGTGCTTGCGCAGCGTGGCCAGGCTGGCGCTCACCAGCTGCTGCTGGCTGCCCGTGTTGGTGACCGTGGTCATGGGCTCGTTCAGCGGCTTGGCATCGGTGGTGTTGAAGCCTCCATTCATCTGGGCCATGAATGCGGTGACCAAAGCGTGCTTGGTGCCGCCTGCGACGACGGTGCCAAGCGGCTGATCGAGACCCGGCACGCGGGGCTGCTGGCCTTCGCGCTCGCCATAACCGGTCTGGATCAGGGTAGGGCTGATCAGCGTCAGCTCGCCGCGGTTGGCGCACGTCACTGTAGGCAGCGGTTCGCGTGGATCGTTGACCCGGTCGCTGCCCTGATGGGTGGCTGGCGCGATGATAGGGCTCGCCATGGCGAAAGATCCGCCCCGGGGCCAGGCCGTCACGGTGCGCAGCGGCTCATGGGCAGACTGAGCTAGGGTGCCGGACCAGTTCGCGATCGGCACGATGAAAGGGCTGGCGCTGTCGATGACGAACTTTTTCATGCCCTTTGCGACCCGGCGCAGCGTGGCTGGCGCCAGGTCCTTCTTACGGCCGAAGATGCTTTTGCTCGGCACCGACCAATCGATGCAGTCGGCGGCTGTGCGCCACTTCTGCTGGCCCTTGGCGGGTTGTCGCGCATGGGTTGCCTCTGGCCACACGATGGGTTGACCGTCGCACCGGGCGATCATGAACAGCCGCTCGCGGCTGGTGGGCGCGCCGAAGTCGCACGCCTTGATCACACGCCATTCGACGGCGTAGCCCATGCCTTCCAGCAGCGCGATGAACCGGCGCCAAGTGGTGCCGCGGCGTTTGGGATTCGGCACCAGGAACTGCTGGTGCACGGGCACAACCTCGCCTGGGGCCGCGACTTGGCCATCCAGTTTCATCACTCGCCCGGTGGCCTTGTCGCGCTTGGCGATCAGCGGGCCCCACTGCAGTATCTGCTTCACGTTCTCCAGGCTGATGACGCGGGGCCGCTTCTTGCCGGCCCACTTTAGGCCGATCCATGACAAGTTGCGGATCTCGCGCTTGCGCGGCTGCCCTCCGGCCGCCTGGCTGTGGTGGGTGCAGTCGGGGCTCATGTGAAACCAGCCGACGGCGCGCCCGCCGCATTCCTCGTCGGGGTCTCCATCGAATACATCAGTGGTGAAGTGGCGCGCCGCGGGGTGGTTGGCGGTGTGCATGCTGATCGCCGCCGGGTTGTGGTTCTTGGCCACCGTCACTGCGCGGCCCAGGCCCATTTCCAGGCCGGTACCGGCGCCGCCCCCGCCACAGAAAAAATCCACCACGATCTCATCGTCAATCGGGTCGAAGCCAAGGCCATACTGGGTTTTAAAGTCGAGAGGGTGTTTTTTCTGGTGAACGGACATAGGGCATCCTCGCCGGGTATATTGCGAACGAATTTATGGCCGACGGCCAAGGAGGGTGGTTTGAGCTCAGATGTGAAAGTGCTGCTCAAGGTGTTGGTAGTAACCAACGTGTTGACGCTGTTTGTCGCTGCTACAGCTGCTTATTGGGCCTACGAGGCTTGGTATGCGGCTGATGACGCTTACTCTGCTGCTTCAGCGGCGCAGGCTTCTGCTGATGAGGCGGCAGGTGAAGTGCGCGCGCTCAGATAAGGCCGCCCGCCTGCCGAGGCGTTCAGCGTTATAGGTGAAGGTAGGGGGAGGGTGACGGGATCAGACGCCCGGACGGCCTTTGAAGGCGAGCCAGATATAGTGCCGACCCTTGGCCGTGACTTTGATCTTCCCGGCCTGCCTGTTCCAGCTGATCAGGCGTAGCTCGTCGAGGATGGTTGTCAGAGTGTGACCCTGATGCCAGCCGGCCAAGGCCTTGATGCAGCCTTGGGCGAGCAGGCCCCGGAAGTCGGTGTGGCCGAAGTTCGTACCGTCGAAAACGGCCTGCATTTGCTCATCGCTCACAAGGTCGGTGATCGCTTTCACGTTTGGGTCACGTCGATAGCACTTGTGGGTCATATCAGCACCTCATCACCATCGCACACGCTCGGATAGCCGGCCTTGGCCAGCTTGATCACCTTTTTGGCCTGCTCCACCAATTTTGGGTACTGGTCGTTCCAGTTCTGCTTGTAGGCCTTGCCGAGCATTTCTTCGAGCGCGGCCAGCAACTGTGGAGCCGAGCGCATCAGGTAGGCGTTCGACCAGGTCTCATCGCCGATTACGGGCTTGATGCCGTTGTGATCCATGGCGCCAAGGCTGGCGATCTCAAAGGAATCGCCGTCGCGCTCGACGCAAATCATGTAGTCCTGGCGATCGACGAGCCATTCTTCTCGGGTGTGCATGGCAATCTCCATTGCAGACGCCGCCCATCACCGGGTGGCTGTGTGAGTTATGTTGGACATTTGGGCTTTACCGCCCGGAGATGTGTAACTAAACGGACAGTGGGGCTATGCGAATGCTGCGGGCGATGCCTGGCGTCTTGGTGATCAGCTTGTGCTTGACCAGGGCGCCCATGCGTTCGGCGATGCAGTTCTGCGCTACGCCGCCGGCCACAGCGAGTTCAGCTATGGTCGGCGAGTAGCCGTGCGCCTCGATGTATTTGCGGATGTGCTCGAGCGTTTCGAGCTGGCCCTTGCTGGGCTTTTTACTGGCTGGCATCGATTCCTCCTGCCTCTACGAACTCGCGAAGCTGGCGCGTGTGTTTTGGTTTGATCTGAAATGATGACGCGTCAGGGCGGCGAAGCATTGAAGCGGCCAGGTCGGGCGGTGCGGCCAGCAGGTTCAGGGCCAGGGTTTGGAACAGCTCTTCGAACTGCTCGAACCCGTGAGCAGCCATGATCTCGGCCAGGCCGGCCTCGACGCCGGCGGCTACATCAATGCCGATGCGCTTCATGCCCAGCGCTGCTGCCTTTTCCTTCTGGCGCGCGCGGTAATCCTTCGCTGCCTGGGCGGGTGACTTCGCCATGGGTGACCTCTTTCGTTATTCCTGATGCTGGTATTGCGAGCCAGGTTTGCCGGCGGCGCTGCGTGACGCGGTTCTGGATGCGCCTCACCGTGATAGCTCGATGTCGCGGTCATGCCAGCCGGCGAGCCACCAGGCGCCGCGGATGCTGATCGGGCTATACGGCACTGCTTCACGGCCATGACCTTCGCAGCGGCTTGTCTTGCCCAGGTAGTACGCCGGCGGCGGGCCACCAAACCTCACGATTCGAACCCTGATCCGATGATTAACGCCTGGGCGTCGGCCCGCGATTCCATCTGTTGGGCGAAGTTGCTCGCAGCCTTCCAGGTGTTGCGCCAGCCCACGGTCTTGCCGGTGGCCAACTCTTTGATGTGGTATGCGCCCGGGCCCTTGCCAACGATCTGGTAGCGGATCTTTTGCACTGGTGAGCGCCTCCCGGTTTTGGAGAAGAGTTCGACGGTTGAGGTATTCAAGCGGGTGCGCATCGCCTCAAGGGCGGTGACGCTGTGGTGCATGGCTGCGGTCATGTGTTTCTCCCTGTAGGCATTGGTCAGCACCCTGGTGCAGGGAACTGGCGAATAACGACAGGCATTAAAAAGCCCGGTCTCCCGGGCTTCCGCGTTTGATATGCCGCCATATGTCACGCGTTGAGCGGCGCCGCATGTGGCGGGGCCGGTAGCTGAAGTTCACATGGCTGCATCCTCCCTTCTTCGTCGCTGGGGCGGCAGCGACACCGTCAAGCGTGGTATTCGAAGCTCTCTGCCTTGCGCACCACCCGCACCTGGGCGGTACGGCGATCCGGCGCGCGGCGGTCACGGCGCATTGATTGGTCGTCGATCACCGCATGCATGGCGATCAGAGCGGCCAGCACGAAGCACATGGGCGATATGATCTGCCGGCGCATGGCCTCGGCCACCAGCGCGGCCCGGCGGTGCACGCCCAGCTTGTACATGGCGTTCTCGATGCGCTTGCCAATTGTTCCAGGCGTTACACCGAACAGCCGGGCTATCTCTTTAGCGGTCATTCCCTGTGCAACCGAAAGCACGCATTGGAGCTCCCTTGGCGCAAGGCCTTGGCCGAGGTGGCCCTTCCATGCGCCGCTAACGATCACGTTTTCCATGCGATTTACTCGGTGGTTGTCATCCCAAAGCGCCCGTTTTACCAGGCGCTTCAGTGATGCTTTCCAAAAGAGCTCTCATTTCTGAGCCAGTCGATCCCCTTGTCGGGGGCTGGGATCAGGCTTCCCCCTGATCTTGGTAGCCGGCGATTGCCCGGCTTTGTCCTGATAACCTAAGTTATGGGTTAGATCATAACTCATGTTTTGGTCCTGTCAATAACCTACGTTATTTATTTGGTTGCGTTGGTGGGCGGACGATTAGCTTTCGCAGTATTCCTGCCAGCCGATTCTGACCCCATCGCCCTCAACCTCGTCGACCCTTATGCCGACCGTCTCAGCGATTTCGCTCAGAAACCGGTGCCAGTCGGAGGGGCTTTCGTTCGGCAGCCTGGCGACGACGATGAACTGTCGCTTCTGCACCTTTGGGTCGTTGATCATTTTCTGAACGCGATGGCCAATCTGCTCATAAGTACGCGGCTTGGTCTGGGTGAAATCCGGCTGGTGAAGCATTGTGAACCTCCATTTCTACTGCTGTATATGCATACAGTATTAATGATGTAGGAAATTCGCAAGCCCGGCGTACGATGCTTCTGACGATGAGTAAGGTTTTGAAGCAGGCGGAATGGTTCGGGCGAAAAAAAGCCCGCTCGGTGGCGGGCCTGTTCTGCGGATTTTCGTGCTACAGCTTAGTCAGGGCTCTGACCACAACACCTACAATGCGACAACCATCTGCACACATCTGGATTGGATAGGCCTGATTCAAAGGCTTCAAAAATTGACGACCACCATCCTCAACCAGCTTCTTGAAGGTGGCTTCGTTGCTGTCCGCAAGCTTCGCTATCACCAGCTTACCTGGCTGCACATGAGCCTCGGTGTCGACCAGGATAAAAGTCCCCTCAGGAATGCTTTGCCCGCCGCTTGAGGTCATGGAATCACCCTTAACTTCAAGCCAGAACGCCGGGCCTTTCGAATCGTACTCGGACATTTCGTAGCGATCTGAGAACCCGGGCGGGAAGGGCTCAACTGCTTCAGACCAAGCGCCTGCCGCGACCCAAGAAATTACCGGGTATCTGAACATCATGTTGGGCTGGTCAATCATGGCGACGTTCGCCCGCTCCTCGCGCGCCCGGCCAAGATCATCCCCGCCATTGGCTAGCCATTCAGCCGAGACGTTCAGTGCGCGCGCTATCTCCACCAGTTTTTTAGAGGTCGAGTTCCTGCCGCTCTCGAGGTGCTGGATTGTCACCTGGCTCACGCCCGCTTTTTCGGCCAGAGCTTGCTGGCTCATTTCCAGCTGCGTGCGCCGCTGAAAGATGCGGTCCTTCAGTAGTTCTTGAGGTTTCGTCATGCCTGCAAGGGTAAAACACGCGTTATACCTCTTCAAATAACATGTGTTTGTAGTTTTCATAACTTGAGTTATCATCCAGTGCACGACTATGAGGGCGAGCAACCATGCCGAAAAAAGAAAGACCGATCGATAAGGTGCTTCGATTGGCGGGCAGCCAAGCCGAATTGGCTCGTCGGTGTCACACCAGTCAGCCACGTATCTGGCAGTGCATTCACCGCAATCAGCGCGTCCCAGCAGATCTAGTAATACCGCTGGAGAAGGCCGTTGATGGCCAGGTAACAAGGTTTGAGTTGAGGCCCGACCTGTACCCGGTCGAGCAAGTCGCCAACGGCTGATCAGGTAGTTGAATTCTGCGCCCGATAACGCTTGGCAATAAGTGCTGCAAGACAGCTGTTTTTTCATACAGCAAAAAAATGAAGACGAAAAAAAACCGCCTGGCAGGGCGGCTTCTTCGACATCGATAACTGGGAGTAATTATGCACAGTACCACCTACCCCCGCAATACCCCTCCTGACGCGACACGGTTTCCTAGCTCTCAACCAATGACGCGTCATGTCATGTCGTCGCGTGAGATTGCCGAGCTTACCGGCAGCACCCATGACAACGTGCTGAAGACCGTCCGCCAGTTGGTGAAAAAGGGTGTCGTTTCTTCAAACGAGACCCCCTACATCCACAAGCAGAACGGCCAAACCTACGCGGAGTTCCTGCTGAGCTACCGCGACACCATGGTGGTGGTCTCCGGCTACAGCGTCGAGCTGCGCGCCAAGATCATCGACCGCTGGCAGGATCTGGAGCAGCAGGCCGCCCGCCAATCGTTCATCCCGACCAATCTGGCTGAGGCGCTGCGCCTGGCCGCCGACAAAGCCGAAGAGAACGAGCGGCTGCTGGGCGTCATCCAGTTGCAGGCGCCGAAGGTCGCGGCGCTGCAGCGCTTGGCCAGCACCCCCGGCTCCGTTTGCCTCACCGATGCGGCCAAACACCTGGGCATCGGGCCGCTGAAGCTGATCGGCTGGCTCAGCAGCAATCGCTGGATCTACCGGCGTACATCCTTCGCGAATTGGTCTGCCTTCCAGCCCCGGCTATCCGCCGGCCTGCTCGAACACAAGATGGTTCGCATCAACAACAAAGAATCCGAAGAGCTGAAGGTCGTCGAGCAGGTGATGGTTACCCGCCGCGGTCTGGTGCTGCTTGCGGAAAAGCTCAGCGGAGGGCTGCAGTAATGGCCGGCGATTGGATCAAGTTCGAACTGACCACCATGGACAAGCCCGAGGTTTGCCAGATCGCTGACCTGGCCGATATCGACCCGGATGCTGTGGTGGGCAAGCTGATGCGCGTGTGGGGATGGTTCGACCAGCAGACCGAGAACGGTAACGCTCCGAACGTTAGTAAAAAGTTACTCGACCGCATGGTGGGCGTTACCGGTTTCTGCGAGCACATGAAATCAGTGGGGTGGATGGCCGAGGCAGATGGCCTTATCAGCCTGCCGCACTTCGACCGCCACAACGGCAAGACCGCCAAAAATAGGCTTCTAACGGCAAAGCGTGTGGCAAACCACAAGAGCGCTAACGCTAAAGGTAACGCTCGCAACGTTAGCGGATCGTTACCTAAAGAAGATGTAGAGAATAATAAAGACCCACTCCCTACGCACGAGCCCGTCGACCCTCGCATGCCCAGCGAGATGACCCTGAATTGGGTGCCAGACGAAACCCTGCTGAACACCTACGTGGTGCACGCCGGCCTGCCGCCGACTCTGTTCACCGAGGAAGTCCGCAAGGCCTTCACCGCGCACTACGAGTCCGGCGAACAAGTGAACACCCAGAAGGAATGGGTGCAGATGCTGGTCAAGTGGGTGCAGCGCGATAACGCCCGCGCCGCGTCCATCAAAAACAACGTCGCTCAGTTTCCGCAGAGGACTTCGGCAGCGGACTTCGACGGCGCCGACTCGGACACCGATTGGATTGCAGAGGGCCAGTTCCAATGAACAACGTAACCGCTATCACCGCTGGCCTGTGGGGAAAAGTCCAGGCCGGCGAATTCATTGGCAAGGACGAGATGCTGCCTGCCGAAGTTCAATCCGAGCTAAATCGCCAGACGGCCACCGTGATCAACGTGCTGTTCCGTCAGCTGCGCGCTATCTTCCCGGCATGGAAGCAGGCCTGGCCAGATATGCCCGCATACAAGGCCGCGAAGAAGGAATGGCTGCAGGGCTTCGTTGAGGCCGGCCTGCAAACCTTCGATCAGCTGCAGTTCGGGCTGATGCGCGCCCGGCAGGCTGCCCGCGACTTCATCCCGAACGTGGGCACCTTCATTGACTGGTGCACCCCAACGCCAGAAATGATGGGCCTGCCACCGCTCAACACCGCCTTTCGGGAAGCCTGCCGAAACGCTCATCCAACCATGGCCGGCCAGGCCAAGTGGTCTCACGACGCGGTCTGGCACACCGCCAAGGAATGCGGATTTGATAGCCTGAACAAGCTGGACACTGCGCTCAGCCTGAAGCTGTTCGAGCGCAACTACGTGATCACAGTTCGCCGCATAGTCGCCGGCAAGCCGCTGCAGCCGATGCCCCTGGCGCTACCCGAGCACATCCCGGTGCGCAGCTCCCGCGAAAAGGCTACTGAGGCGTTGAACGCGATCCGCGCTGCCCGTCGCGGGGTTGCAAGCCATGCGTGATCCGATGTTGGCCCTGCCAGAGCCCGGCCTGTTCCGATTTGCGCTGTACGCAGGCTCGCATCTGATCGGCCTGTGCGACCAGCCGCAGCCTCCGGTGGCCCTGTACCAGGATCGCGCTCTTGCCGACGCCCACGGCGCCCGCATGTGGCCGAGCACCTTCCGAGTTATCGACCTTGAGGACACCCAGGCATGAGCATTCGCCAAAACAAGCTGACCAAGGCCGCCCGGGGCCGCGACTGCCAGGTGCGTGTGCCGGGCGTTTGCAACCACAACCCGGAAACCACCGTGCTGGCGCACTACCGCCTGGCTGGCACCAACGGCATGGGCTGCAAGCCGAACGACTTCCAAGGCGCCTGGGCCTGCTCCGCGTGCCATGACTATGTGGACGGTCGCGGCGGCAGCCGCCGGGCCGGTGACCGCGAGCAGGCGCGGCAGCTGCACGCCGAGGGCGTCATGCGTACCCAGGACATTCTGATTCGTGAGGGGAGGGTTGCTTCATGAGCAGCGAGAAGATGCGGGAAGAGTTCGAGGCGTGGTTTGAGGCCAACAAGAATTTCATGCTGGGCACGCGAAAGGTGAGCAAGGGTGATTGCTTCTTCATCTGGCAGGCCTCGCGCGCTGCTGTGGTGGTGGAGCTGCCGGCGGAACTGCCAAGCGTTCCGTGGAACGCCCCGGCCAACTCATGGAACGATGCGTTGCGAAAGAGTCGTTACGCCATCGAGGCCGCCGGCCTGAAGGTGAAGTCATGAACAAGTTGATCTACATCATGAAGCTGCGTGTAGGTGCCGTTATTTGTGCAAGCAAGGGTCACGACTTCGACCGGCACATCATGGTAGGCCCGCGCGTATACGAGGCCGACGGAACTACTTCTGAATGGGTGAACAGGATGTGCAGCCGTTGCGAGAAGCATGAGCGTTACAAGCGAGGTGCGCCATGAAAACGACGGTCCGCATGATCGGCGCGCTCCTGCTCGCCGGCTGGTACTTCCCCGGCTACCACTTCATTCCGTCCGGCTACCAGCGTCCCGCTCATACATTCAGCGTCTGGGGGCAACCATGACCGACTACAGCGCACTGAAGCGGCTGGCTGAGGCTGCAACGCCTGGGCGTCGAAGCGTAGATAACGACGTCCATGGCGAGCTGCATGTCATTGTGGATGGCCTCGATCTGGCAACTGTCGGCGTTACGAGCGATACCAATCCATCTGCAGACGCCGATTTTATTGCTGCCGCCAACCCTGCCACCGTGCTGGCGCTGATTGGCGAGCTTGATAGGTTGCGAGGCTATGGCGAAGAGTTCGCGTCACTGGCGGAGCGTCGTCGTGAGAATTGCGAGCAGCTCAAGGCCGAGGTCGAGGCGCTGCGCAAGGATGCCGAGCGGTATCGGTGGTTGCGTGACAGTAGCGAGGCGTTCCATTCGTTCTACCTGAGCACGCCAATCTGGCTGGCTGGCGCCAAGTTCAGCAAGGAGAACGTGGACGGCTCCATCGACTCCGCCATTAGCAAGGAGGCCGGACAATGAAACCGGCAACTATGAAAGCCTTCGGCCCGCGCGCCCAACGTACCAAGCCAGTGGACCGCGAAAGCCAGGAGCAGGCCGCCCTGATGCGCGAGGTCGGGCTGCGGTATCCCGAGGCGTTCAAGCTGATCTACCACGTGCCCAACGGCGGACACCGTCACAAGGCCGTGGCGGCGAAGCTGAAAGGTCAGGGTGTGAAAGCCGGCGTGCCGGACCTGGTCCTGCCAATGGCGCGCGGCGGGCACTTCGGCCTGTACATCGAGTTCAAGGCCATGCCGCCGTTCGACGCCGACGTGTCGGCCAGTCAGGACGCTTACATTCAGGCGCTGATCGACCAAGGCTATCTCGCGGTGGTTTGCCGCGGTCACATCGATGCGCTGGAGTGCCTACGGGCTTACCTGCTCCAGCCCCGCACGAGGGTTGCGGCATGAGCAAGACATTGACCGTGAACCTGTCTGACGCGGAGATTCGCCGCCACGTCGACAACCCGAATGTTCGCGACCTGCGCGATGCACGCCAGCCCGCGCTGCGCCTGCGCTTCAAACAGGACCGCAATCGCGCGTCGTGGTACCTGGTGCTGGGCAGCACCTGGCACAAGATCGCCAATTTCCCTGACCTGCCTACCAAGAACGTGCTGGCAGTGCTCCCCCAGATCCGCCTGCGGCTTGCCGGTGACCCCGAGGCCGGCGTAGCCGTGGGCACCTGGCAGACCGTTGGCCAGCTGCTGGCATGGTTCGACGACAGAATGGGTCGTGACCGCAACCTGTCCGACAAGCGCAAATCAACGGCACGATCGGTGATGACCAAGCACCTGCGGCCGCGCCTGGATGACTTGCCGATCGCCAAGGTCAGCAAGTCGGAGATCGATCAGCGCCTGATGTGGCCTCTGCAGGCTGAGCTTTCGCTCGAGTACTTGCGCCTGATATTCCGGCTGCTGGTGCTGGCATTCAAGCAGGCAGCACGCCTGGGCCACGTCAACGAAAACCCCATGAACGCCATCCGCTTCGGGGACTTCTCCAAGGTCAAGATCAAGCCCAAGGCCGCCCGGCTGCGTGACGTGCAGGTCGAAGGCGTGCTGGCAGACTTGGGCGAGCGGTTCGCATCTGCGCCCGGTGACGCCATGCTGGCCCTGATGATGCTGTGCCACGGCACAAGAGTTGGGGAGACACGTTTGGCATCGTGGCGCGACTTCAGTTTCGAGGATCGTCAGTGGTTCATCCCGGCCAGTCACACGAAGACCCGCGCCGAGCTGACCCTGCCGCTCACCGAGCAGGTGTGCGCGCTGCTCAAACGCTACCACGCTGCCCAGGCCGCCACCGGCTACAGCGGCGTCTATCTGTTCCCCGGCAAGACTGGCAAGCCGCTGAGCGATACGCAGGCCTGTGCCGTGTTCACTCGGTTGGGCCAAGGCGAATGGACCAGTCACGACCTGCGCAAGGTCGCCCGTACAGCCTGGGTGGACTTGGGCGTCGACTTCCTGATTGGTGAGCTGCTGATCAATCACACCATGGGCCAGAACGTGAAGACGTACATCCATTCATGGGTTGAGGCAGGCAAGCGTGATGCCCTGGAGAAGTGGCACGGCTGGCTTGATGCTCGCGGGTTTGCGGCTATCCACACCATTGCCGAGCCATTACGCGAAGTTTCGCTGATTCCTGTACAGCCCACGGATGACGCGGCTTACAGCACTTTCCACGACAAACCATAGGCGAGGTTTCAAAATGAAGAATAGCGCCAAAAACCGCGCCGAGTTCGAGGCGGCATACGAGGCCAGAAGCCTTGAGCGGAACGGTCGTTTCGATAGGTCGGTGTTCACTCGGAGGGCTGACGACGAGTACGTCATCCCGCAGGTTCAATCTGCCTGGTGGGGTTGGGAGGCCTCCCGCGAGTCGCTACGCGTCAGGAACCCCTTCGAGTTGATCATGGGTGACCCTGATGGTCAGTGGGCGCGTGAAGTGGCGGAGAAGTCGCTTCAGGGCCAAGGACTGAAGGTTGTCGGATGATGAAGAAGCACGGTCCAGATTTTCGCGCCGCGCAGCTCGACCTGGCCAAGTGCTCGGCATGCCGGGGTAGGGCGGTGGTTCCTGGCGTCTTTCACGAACTGGCCTGCGTGCAGTGCAATGCCTCCGGCTGGGTCTCGGCCGATACCGGTGAGCCTTTGCCGTTGGAGGTCCTGGTGACGCAGCTAAGCATCCGCCTGCAGGCTGCCGACCACCAGATCGAACAATTGAAGCGCCCGGCTATTCGTGGCCCGGCCGCGCAGTACGGACAGAACAACCGCCGCGGCGCCGGCGGCACCAACTACACAGGGGATTGAGTGATGGGCATGTATAAAGACGTGATGGGTACCCTGGTACGCGTGCTGGCCGCCGACAACATCGACAACAGCACGAAGCAGTCCTGGCAGAAGCTCATCGATGCCGATCTGCGCCAGGGCGGTACCGGGTCCACGCTTTCGGTGCGCGACAAATTTGACTACGACTGTTGCCTGTACGCGCTGCTCCACCGTCAATTGGCCCCGGCCCAGTGGGACGTGCTGGTGGCGAAGTACTCGACGCACAAGGCGAACAAAGTCGCCGCCATTGGCCGCCTGGGCGCCCGCATGACTTCGCCGGCACCGCAGCTCTTCATCTATAAGGCGCTGACAGCCTGGGCAATCCCCAAGCTGAAGGGTGTGCAGACCGGCAAGCGCTCAACCGACATGATCGTGCTGCCGGTCGAGTTCTATGACATGAACACCTGGGATCCAGAGGCCTCGCCGGAGCGCACCCGCCGCAACTGGCGCGCCGGTATCCACAAGCGCCTGGAGCAGTTGGAGGAGGCTGCGGTGATCCACGCCACCGAGATCTTCGACGCCGAGCAAATCTTCGTAGACGCCGCTTGACCGTGATGGCCATTTGGCCGTAAATTATCCCCATCATGTCGATCTTGCGTGCGGTGATACGCGACGACAATCAGAACATACGGAACCCGGCCATTGCGCCGGGTTTTTTCGTTTCCAGCTCCCCGAAAGGGAGGCCAGTCGGACCATTCCCATGCCTGATAAGCCCGAAACTTGGACGAAGATCTGGCTGGCTCTTTCCGACCCGCTATGGCAGGGCGCAATTATGGCGATCCTAATCTCCGGCCTGCGCGTGCTGTATGACGCCAAAGAGACCAGCAAACGCCGGATCATCCTTGAAGCGCTGATCTGCGGCGGCCTCAGCCTGTCCGCCAGCAGCGTTATCGAATGGATGGAGTGGCCCTCCAACCTATCCGTGGCTGCCGGCGGCGCCATTGGATTCCTGGGCGTGACCGCGATCCGCGAGCTTGTGACGAAGTTCTTGGGCCGCAAGGCTGAGTCGGTATGAAGGGCCTTCAAGTCGCCGCACTGGCCTTGATCATCATCCTGGTGGCTGGCCTGCTGATCGGCATCCAACAGTACCGGGTCGTCGCCTTGGAAGGCCAAGTGGTCATCCAGGCCAAGGCCACAAAGGATGCGGTCGAAGCCAACACCGAAAGCCAGGCGACCATCACCACGCTGCGCGCTGAAGCGAAGCGCAACGCCGATTACCTGGCTGACCTGAACAAGCGCCTCAAGGCCAGCGAAGACAAGGCCAGGCAAGCGAGGAAGGACTTTGAACAACTCAAGCGCACCAGCAAGCCTGTTCGTGATTGGGCTGCTCAGCCTTTGCCTGACGGCCTGCGTGGGAAGCCCGCAGCCGGTAGCGGTAAAGACAAAGACGGTACGAATCGAGCCCCCTGAGCTGGTCCCCTGCGAGCGGGTGAGCGACAGCGATGATGACCTGGCACTAAACGGCGACCTTTGGGCGCTGAAGGATCGGGCCATCAACCTGCTCGACACCTGCGCCGACCAGGTAGACGCCCAGATCCTTCGCAGCAAGAGCAAATGATCATGGCGTGCAGCGGATGCGCCGCCCGGCGTGAGTGGATCAAGAAGTGGAGCAAGGTGGCATATGAACGATCAGTTGATCTCCTTGCTGGAACGGCAGGTGCGCGCCCAAGAGAGCAGCGCTCAGGCCCTGAGCCAGATAGCCCAGCGCCTCGACCTGCTGATTCAGGCGATGGCTGATGACGAGCAAGACCCGGACGCGCCAGCCCGCACCTACATGGATGGCACGCCATGCCGCTGAGGCCGCAGAAGCCATGCAACGCCCAAGGATGCAATGTGCTCACCCGTAACCCTCGCTACTGCGATGCCCACGTGCACCTGCTCAAGAGCCATGCGCGTGAGAAGCCCCGTGAGTCCAGTGCTTCCCGCGGCTATGGCTACAAGTGGCAGCAAGCCCGGGCCGGGTGGCTTGCCAAGCACCCGCTGTGCAGGCACTGCGAGGCCAAAGGTCTGGTGGTCGTGGCCACTGACGTTGACCACATCGAGCCGCATCGCGGTGACATGGCTCTGTTCTGGGACCGGGGCAACTGGCAAAGCCTATGCGGCCCGTGTCACTCCACTAAAACGGCGGCCGAAGATGGTGGATGGGGCAATAGAAGGGTAATCAAATGAAGCAGATCCCTGGGCATTCGCACTACTTCGCAACGGCGGAAGGAAAAATCATATCTACTCGCCGGTATCCGCGAGGCAAAGTGCTGGACGGTTATGTTAACGAGGATGGCTATCTCACAGTCACTGTGACAGCCGACGACGGCGTTAAGCGAAAGACCTTGGTGCACCGACTTATTGCTTCCGCCTTTTTGGGCTCTTGCCCAGATGGAGAGCATTTAGTTCGCCATCTCGATGGCGATAAATCAAACAACTACTCGGTCAACTTGGCCTGGGGGACGGAGCTCAGCAACTTCCACGATGCGGTGGGGCATGGGACTCGTAAGCTCAGCCCAAGTGGAAACGGCCGTGTTCTTGGCCAGGCAACTGTGCTGCAAGTCCTGCGATGCATTGAAGCGGGACTTACTGGTGTTGAAGTCTCCAGGGCAACTGGCGTCAGCAAGGCGCAGGTCAGCAGGATCAAGAACGGGCGTCGATGGCGCCACCTAACCGCTGCTTAACATCGCCGATCCGGCAACGCGCGCCGCTGAAAGCAGAAAAAGCCCGAAAAATCAGCGAAATTCGACCAAATGAGACGGATTCGCACCTGCGGGGAGGGGGCGGGTCGAAAGTCTGGGGCTTTTCGCTTCTAGACCGCGCCCTCAGCCTTTTTCTTACACCCGCGAAATTAAAAATCCAGGAGTTGCGCGATGGGAGGCACCGCCACGGTCGCCGGCCGTGGTCGCAAACCCAAGCCGACGGCCAAGAAACAGCTGGCCGGGAACCCTGGTAAGCGCGCCCTGAACAAGGCCGAGCCCACATTTTCCCAGGTCACGAATGTTGATCCGCCAGAGTGGTTGAGCGAGCGCGCCGCCGGCATGTGGCGGATGGTCGTTCCCGAATTGCTGCGTGAACAAGTTGTCGCGCTGACGGATCTGCACAACGTCGAGGCGTTCTGCGTTGCATACGACAACTGGCGGATGGCCCAGGAGTCCGTGCGCGCGCACGGCATCGTTGTCACCGGTGCCACCGGCGGGCCGATGAAGAACCCAGCGCTCACGGCTGCCAACGAAACAATGCGCCAGATGGTGACCTTCGGGTCTCTGCTGGGCCTGGACCCGTCCAGCCGAACCAGGCTGATAGGCGGCAACAAGGAGAAAGCGACCAACGAATTCGCCCAACTACTGAGCATGTAAATGACCAGAACCCCGCACCCCAACGTCGACAAGGCGATGGCGTGGGGAAGGTCCGTGCTGCGCGGGAAGGTGCCTGCCTGCCGTTACATCATCCAGGCCGTCCAGCGGCACTTCGATGACGTGGCCGCCAGCCGTAAACGCGGGTACCGCTTCAAGTTCGATCCCGTCAAGGCGGAGAAGAAGCTGAAGCTTATCCAGCTGCTACCTCACACCAAGGGCGAATGGGCGTTCAAGCGGCAACTGATCAGCCTGGAGCCATGGCAGCTGTTCGGCATGGCGGTGACCTTCGGGTGGGTCAAGAAGAAGGGCGGCCATCGTCGGTTTCGTGAAAGCTACTGGGAAGTGCCCCGCAAGAACGGCAAATCAGTGATCGCGGCCGGCGTGGGCATCAGCATGTTCGTGGCCGATGGTGAGTTCGGCGCCGAGGTCTATGCCGGTGCGACCACCGAGAAGCAGGCATGGGAGGTATTCCGCCCAGCCAAGCTGATGGTGGGCAAGTCGCCGATGCTGATCCAGGCGGCGGGCATCGAGGTCAACGCCTCGAACATGAACATCCCGGCCGACTTCAGCCGCTTCGAGCCGCTGATCGGTGACCCCGGTGACGGCGCTTCGCCCAGCTGCGCGATCGTCGACGAATACCATGA